TCCATATCAATCAGAATCGTGATAGGTTCGGGCAGTTCCCGGTATGACTCGTAGCGGCTACCGCTCGTTTGGGATACCCCGATACGCCCCCAGAATTCCGTCTGGCTCAGCCCAAGGCTGATTCTAAGTTCTTTCAAGTTCATCGTCGCTTCTCCTATTCCGCTACTATACCGGGAGACTAACGGGAAGTAAATACAGTCCGAAAACTAATTCTCTAAGTCAATACTGGCCAGTCGAGCCTCCACTCCTCTCAACCTACTTACCAATTCTCGCCGGATATGTGCCTGGCGAGCAGAGACCATTCTCTTGAGGTTTCCGGTAAGAGAATTGATCTCCTCTGAGGTCCACAGAGTCTTCCCCTCCACCTTTCGTTGTAGTGCCCGATATAGATGAAGTAGTCTGTCCTCATAGGTGAGGAGGTGTCGATGTCCCAGCTCCCTATTACACGCGTTACAGCACGGGTACATGACTAAGGGGACATCAATATCCCGGAAATACTTTGGACCTTTTGTATCCATCAGCGTTAGTGGAGGACAATGATCTAGGCACTCCCGTACATCGCCGCAATAGACGCACTTGTACCGGCTTCCACGAAGACGAATATGGTAGAGTTCTCCATATACTCGTTCCAACATAAGCCTGTCTTTCGACTTAAAACTCCCCATAATTTACCTTTCAAAAGCCCGGAATCGCGCTAGGACGATTCCGGGAATACTAGGACTAGGGTAGCGAACCGATCGCCTCGTCCGGCTCGATTCTACCGGCCGCGTTCTACGCTCCCGTCCTCCTTCGAGACTCGATTAAGTCCTCCTCCTCCTCCGCCGTCTCCAGCTCGATCAGCTTGTCCAGGAAGTGGCGGGCCTTGCGCAGATCGTCAATACCGTTCTTGAGGTGATACCGCTCCACGTACTTCGTGACGCAGCCGACGAAGTAGCCCCGGCCATTAAGGCGCCACTGACGGTCCCAGTGTTGCTCTCCGGGAACCTTGCGGTAGTGATCGCCCTGAACCTGCATATCATTAGCGGCCATATAGTATCCTTTCAATTGAACGTTCAATTCCCTCCACCAGGTACATGACCTTCTCTGACGGGCTAGATGCTCGCAGGAAGGCCAGGCCCCGGTTGAGGATGGGGGATACCGTGGAGTTGCCCAGCTTCATCTCATCCACGCACTTGTAACACAGGTCGAGCATGTCGGCCCACTTGAGAATGGCGTAGTCCCCCTCGGTGAGCTTCCACCGGCAGAAGTCATACTTGTTCTCAATCTCGGTCAAGGTGTCCTTCAGCTTCTGACTCTCCCACTTAGCCGTGGCGGGAACGTCCCCGGTCCACTGCTCGGTAAGGTCGTGGTGAAGAGCCGCCATGATCAAGTTCAGGCTGGGGAACTCTACCAAGTAAGCGCAGATTAGCGCCACGTTAGCCGAGTGGTGGCCAACCGTCTCGGGGACAAGCAGATCGACCGTATGGAAGCGGCGCACCTTGTTACCGCTACGGACCATTTGGATCGTGTGTTCGGCATCCATTACTTGATCCTCCGCTCTATCCAATTCCGGCACACGTGGGAAATGGCGGGGTCAGCGATAGAGTAGCACTGTTCAAGGGCCAGAGCGTACGCCCCAACCCGATAGTGAAGGTGAGCCTTAGCTACCGGCCGGGCTACGGCATAGAACCACGGGTTGTATAGTTTCTTACTGTACTCCCCGCCGTCATTCATAAACTCGTCTAGCTGTACGAACCACCGATCAGGGTGGGTTATTATCGGGTATGGCTTCCAACCCCTCGACTCGTATAGATCGGTGGTGTCGATGTCCTCCCACAGAAGCTGCTCCATCTTGGGATTGTCGTAGTACGCGTGGAGGTTATTAGTGAACTGGTAGTACGTCCCAACCGCAAGCCGGGAGCTTACCGCAACGACCTCGTGGAGCATGGACATATGGACCGCGTTGGCGCCGAAGGCTCCCCAGATGGCGTCGTTGCTACGGTTCACGACCGTCATGTCTAACTTGTTATTGCTGGGGTTCACCCGGAAGTAGATGGAGGTGTTACACGGAACGTCCTTGCTCTTACGCAGGTTGTCCACTCCCGGATACCCCATATGGATCACCGCCCGGCGAGTGTCCGGATTGGAGCGCAGAAGGCTGATCACGTCGGCAATTTGATCCGTGCCGAACATGTAGCGCCAGCGGTACCCATAAGCCCCATCGAAGGTGCCGAAGTCGTTGGCGTACTCCGCCATCTGCTTGTTGTACTGTACGATGAAGTCCTCATCCCGCTGGCCGTTTAGCATCCACAGCCCCTCCATGATATGGAAGAAGGGGTTGGCGTCGCGCTCGGGGCAGAAGAGCATCCTCTCCATGGGCTGTCGATAGACGATACAGACCGGCCAGGGGATGGTACGCACCCTTCCGTTACGGGAGCCATAGTCGTGGCCCCGATCAGCAAGGAGCTCCATGCCTCGCCGGAAGACCTCATTGACGTTACGTGCTTCTATAGTAATCATGTTAGACTCCTGGGTAGGTTGAGCGGGACTTCCCGCGATGGTACTTGTAGAACTCACAAAGGCAGTTCTGGACGTTCTGCGCATCGAGCCGGATGGGGATGACGGAACGGATGTAGTTCACCTCATCCTCGAAGTCGTATTGCTCCCACTTCCTATTGATATCACAGCCGAGTAGGACATTCAGCCCCTTCATGCTCCCCGGCCCTGGGGCGCAGAACGTCTCATAGTCGTGAGCGGTGCCAAGGATGTACGTACGCTTGAAGTCCGCTACGAACTGAGCCGCCATGAAGCTGCCTATACGGGGTAGCTTCTTGAGCTGTCGCCATGCTCTGTGGCAGCTATTATTCAGCGGGGTAATACAATCCACCATCGCTATGGTACGGGCTACGCTGACCTCCTTGGGCGTACCGTCGTGCTCGGCTGTAATCATGTAGGCCCCGGTCCAGGTCTTGTCGCCGCGAGCGATACGGGAGCGTACTCTGTCGACAAACTTGTCCTCGTCCCATGGGTGCAGGAAGCCAACCTCCTCCAGCGTATCCGGCCAGTTGATCATCCGGGAGGCTATGATGTTATGGACCAGGTACGCGCTGCCCTCGTTTGGGGCAATCCAATTCTCGAATATCCACTGACTCACCTTGTCGTCGTTACGATTTACGTTACAGAAGCGGTAGTGCTGGAGGATAGGGTCATCCGTCCAGGGCTTTGGGAGGCCAAGCTCCTTCTTGACGCGGATGGACTCGCGCTCCTTGATGAACTTGACCAGGGGATCATAGGTGCTCATGCCGGGCCCTCCATAAGGTCCATTACTTGGTTAGCCGGGGTGTCGTCGTGGTTCAGCGTTACGACGTGGGCCCCCATACGGATCAGTCGAGTGCGGAGAGCCATGATTGGCCTCACCCGCTCCCGAGTATTGCGCTCGTTAAGAGGCTTGGTGTTACCAGCCTCCAGCCGACGCTTCTTCACCCGCTCGATGCAGACATCGATGGGGGTATCGAGGAAGGCCCAGATGTGGTCCTGGCCGTAGCACTCCACCGCCTTGCCCGGCTTGCCGTAATAGGTGGAGAGCAGCAGGCCCTCGTAGATCACGTGGGCGCCAAGGGCGTAGTACTTATGGATCAGATCGATCTGGGTCTGGACGCAGGTAATGCTATCCATCCCGCCGCAAGTACTCTCGTATGACCCCAGTACTACCACAGGGTTCTGGAATCCCGGAAGGCTGAGCCAGTACGCCGAGGGGCGGTTGGGATTATCCCCCATCTTGTCCACGCGGCTGGCGTACTCCATCAGGTCGCGCACGATGGTAGTCTTGCCAGAGCCGCTGGTCCCGTGAATCTTGATAAGCTTCAGGTTCATCAGAACTTCTCCTCGTCAAGCTGATTCGTGAACTCCGCCCACTCCGCTGGCGTTATGCCAGTCATGATGAACTCCCGCTGGTCAATAGTAAGCGTCGGGAACGCATGCTGGATAGGGGTTCCACTTAGCCACCGAGCCATCCCGTTGTCAAAATCATCCTCGGTGATGGGGAGCTCCATCTCATGCTGCTCTCCGGACAGGTCACTCTTTCTAAAAACAATCACTTTACATTCTCCTTGTAAGGGCAGCGGCGCTACCGAACCCCTATTATACCGGAATCCTAACGGAAGTAAATACAGTACCTATAGAGAATTACTGTACCGTACAAGGGCCGCGAACAACTCCTCCTGATCGGCCTGCTTCCCGGCAAGAACCTTGAGGACTTCTACGTCCATGGTCTTCTCCGCTACCAGATAGTGGACCAATACCCTCTCGGCCTGCTGCCCCTGGCGGAATACTCGGGCGTTAGCCTGATCGTGGAGGTACATATCCCACGGAGGACACATCCAGAGTACGTTGTAGCACGCCCCTTGTAGGTTTAGTCCCACCCCCACCGTCTTAGGGTGGCCAAGTAGCACGGGAATCTCCCCAGCATTGAACTTAGCCACCAAAGATGCGGCGTCCTTGGAAGTAGTAAGGTTGGGAACCGGGCCAATAGCCGCCTGGATGCGCTCCTCGTCATGATTGAACTCATAGAATACGAGGAGGGGCGTGCCGTTTAGCCCCTCCACTATCTCCTTCAGCGCATCCGTCTTGGCGTCGTGTATATGGACGGTCTCATTCTTGGGAGGGTTCGTGCCAGGTATGACCTTGTACAGCCCGCCGTTGGCAATCTGACGACATCTTCCGCCCGCCACCGCGGCATTAGGGGACGCAATAGGGGTGCCGTCCTTCAGGATTGTTATGTACTTCTTCTCCATATCCTTGTATGTAATCATCGCATCGGCGGGGAGCTTGACGAGAATCTGGTTATGGATAAGCTCCGGCATGTCGATGTTGTCCCTGGCCGACATGCGAAGTACAAGGTGAGAGATGCGTTGATAGACTACCTCCCTCAGCGGAGGGGGAACGATGTAGTTGAAGCCAGATCGGTCCCTGAAGCAGTACTTATTGCGGAAGTGCGTGATGTATCCCCCCAACGCGGCACCCTGGTCGAGAATGAATATCTGGGACCAAAGGTCCGCCATAGCATTCGGCCGGGGCGTGCCGGTGAGAATCCATCGGTACTTGAACCGATCAAGCCCGTTCTTCAGGGCTTTGAACCGCTGAGACTTATGGCTCTTCCAGTCAGCGGACTCGTCTATGATGAGCAGGTCGTAGCCGGGCGAGTAGAGGGTGCCGGAGCGCATATACTTCAGGGCGGACTCCGGGTTGATAGCATGTATTGTAGCATCCGGGGCACGAATCGGGTTGAGGCGGGACTCGTGGAGATTATGGTAGGTCATCGAACGAAAGATGTCCCACCGCTCTATCTCCTTTGGCCATACCATAGACAGTGCTCGATGCGGGCCGATGAGCAGAATCTTCTTCACGTGGCCGGCTTGTATCAATTGACGGGCCGCGTAGAGGCAGATGGATGTCTTCCCCAAGCCCATATCGAGGAACAAGCCGGCGAATCTCCGGGCGAGCAGGAAGGCGATTGCCTCCTCTTGGTACTTATGAGGGGTATAGAGCATCTTGCTCCTCCTTGATCTTGTTTAGAAGCGCTACGGCATCGGGAAGGTTGTCAATAACATACACGCGTATCTTTTGCTTGAGCATAAGGTAGTGGATGTACTCCTGTATTGGTCGAAGCTTCTCGCCCTCCCGCTTAAACTCAACAAACCGTACCGCATGCTTGTATAGGAACATCCTATCCGGCCAGCCTATGTTGCCTCTAACGTTCAGCTTCAAGTTCAGCATGCCTAGCCCGGTTGCAACGGCGCACGCCTTACGCTCGGTGGCATTCTCTAACTCAGAAGTCCCACTCACACTGACCTCCCTTCGACTTTTTGTAGGGGCACCACTTACAGTTATCGGTGCCAGGAGTTGCCTCGAACACGGTATCGGCGTTCATCTTGTCCCACCTCTCCTTCCACCGCTCTTGGAGGAATGGGAGCATAGCCCGCGTGTACCATACGATGTCGCCTAGCCCCTCCAGGTAGAGGGGGGCTACACTGACCTCCTTCACTTCGGGGAACTTCACAAACCCGGCTAGGGCATAGAGCTCCAGCTGGTCATAGTGGTCCGCCTGCTTCCGCCCGGACTTGAGATCACGGATATGGAGGATGGCGTTGTCCTTCCAGTGCATATCAACTATGGTTATGAGACTGCTATCCTCATCCTCCTCCACTTGATAGGCCCAGTCGGTGTCCCTCAGAAACCACTTCTCCTCCGCTACGGCCCCCACAGCTTTCATTTCTTCCAAGAGTGGGCGGATGAAGTAGAAATCCACCGATAGCGCCGTGGCGGGGATTTCTCCCTTCAGATACCGCTCGCAGGCCGTATGAAGCCGGGAACCCTTAGCCGCAGCCGGCCCCGAGGGGTAGCGGATTTCCTGCATGTAATGTAGCTCGTAAGCCTTGGGACAGTTCTCCCACTTTTTGATGGAGGAGTAGCTTGCTCTAGTTGGTCGCGGCATAGTGATCTTTCATATCAAACCAGTTAGGGCCAACCTTTACGGTAGCCCTCATAGGGATATTGAATACTCCCCCCTCCATAGCTGCCTTCAGGATAGCCACCTCAGAATCAAGATGCCTCTTGGACACACTAATACAAATCTCGTCATGTACCGTAGCCAGGAAGCGGCCGTGCTTCCGCGTCTTGTGGTACTCGATAATGGCCTGCTTCGTCTGGTCGGCGGAGCTTCCTTGGATAAGGTAGTTAAGTAGCACGTAGTCCTTGTTCCATATCCTCCCATCCCGCTGCACCGCAGGAGGTGGCGCGCGGAGTAGTCGCCCACCCCACGACCTTACCGGCATTTCCTGGGATGCGGTGAACTCTACTAGCGTCATGAACTCTTGGACTCCAGTCAGGGTTCGCATGTAGGATGACCGAATCTTTGCCGCTTCGTTGCGGGGAACCCCCATACGGCCGGCCATCGTGCCGATACCGGCCCCGTAGAGGATGGAAAAGGCCACGATCTTCGTGTGCTTCCGGGTTAGGACGTGGCCGGTGTTCTCGGATATAATGACGGCCGCTACCTGGTGGACATCCGCCGATGGGTCGTTGTCGTAGATGTACTTAATCCCGCCACCGGCGTAGTGACCAAGCATGCGAATCTCTTGTGAGTGGAAGTCCGCTGAGACAAACACCTCCTCATCCTCGGGGTCATCCGTGGCCGCTGCGTCGGCTAGGACATACACTCGCATATGGGGCAGCTCGGGGTAGCCGGGCGGAGGAGTGATGGCGTACTCGGTAGGAATGTTCTGGAAGTTAGGGTCAGAGCTCGACAGCCGCCCGGTAAGCGCCCCGTACTGGTCGGACTTCACCTGGTTCCAGTGAGGGTGGAGGATGCCCCCGGTTAGCAGCCCCTTCTCGTACCATGGACCCATAAAGGTGCCGAGGAGCGTCTTCAGCGCGCCCCGGTAGGCCAGGAGGGAGAACAGGTGGCGGTCTGTAATGACTTGATCCAGGACTTCTCGCTTCGTGGACAGCTTTCCCGTTGGCGTCTTAGGCCACTCGTCATCGCTGATAGTCATCCCGGCATCCTTCGCCGCGAACGCCAGCTGGACTCCCGAGTCTATGTTGAAGTCTGAGAGCACCTCCTTGCCTAGATACTCGATTGCCTCCCTCGTAACACGCTGGAAGACTTCGGTGTAGGTATCGAGGTCAGCCTTCAACCGGGGCAGGTCTATGCGCAGCCCGTCGCGCTCGCTTATCGAGAGCAGAGGGGCCAGCTGCCGCTCGCGGTCGTATGCCTCCAGCATCTTCTCCTGGACGATCTTGGGCATTAGCAGCTCGAACAGAAGCTTAGTTCGTAGGGTATCCCCACCGGCGTAGGTGCCTACAAGGTCGCCTGGCGCCTTGGCTATGAAGCCGCCCCACTTGAGCATGTTCGACTTGATCACGCCGTGGGCTACTAGCCAGTCCCTCACCGCCGTCTGCTCCTCGGGGGGCAGGTCTAGCAGACGGTCGGCAGAGGGCTTTAGGCCCAGGGGCGATAGGGGGTCATTGAGAAACAGGAGGTACATCGTATCATGGATGCGCTCCCAGGGCCCCCAGTCGGTCGTGACCTCGGGGAACCAGCGTATCAGGACGGCCATATCGAAGCGGGCGTTCTGACAGCATAGCTCGTGCTCGGACTCCCACATCCACTTCAGGTAGAAGCTGGCCATATCTCGGGAGCAGTTGTTCTCAGTCGGATGGCCCCACGCTAGGTAGAATGCGGGGAAGTCATCCACTTGAATAGAAACACCCACCGGCTTGGGTGGGTAGTCTGGATACGGGGCGATTGCCTCCGTTTCAAAGTCAAAGTAGATCATTTAGTGCTCCAAAAGGGCTTCTACGGCGAAAACTCGCGGGGTATCCTCCGCGAGCTTCTCGACTTTCCGCTACAGCTCGTGCTATTGATACTAAAACGGGATGTCATCCTCACCTATCCAGCTAGTATCCGTCCTGGGGGTCTCAAACATGCGGGACGGCGCCACCGGCTTGGTGCTCTCCTCCACTACGAACTGCTCCCGAATCTCGAACAGCAGGCTGATCCACGGCTCACCCTGGGCATTTGTTTTCTCCCACCCCTTGAGGTCGTACAGGATACCGTTGATAAGGGCCCTGCCGTAGAAGCGGGGCTGATTGGGCTCTCGGTAGTACTTGGAGAGGTTCAGCGCTCCCCTCAATTCCATATGGGCCATAGGTTCTCCTTGTAGTTAGGGGGCAAATCGCTCTGCCCCCTAGGTTGATTACTTCTTGGCCTTAGCCGAAGCCGGGGCAGCCTTGGGAGGCGGTTGCTCCAGGTCCGCCTCGTCAAACTCCTCGTCAATGCCGTTGTCGTACATGATCTCAGTTCCCATCCGCTCGTACATCGGGAAGACGTGCTCCAGCCACTCGTCGGGGAGCTTCGACACGAACTTGAAGTTCACCTTAAACTGAGACTGCATATCCGGCACGGTAGAGATTTCCGTAACCACGCCGAAAGGAGCGCACTTGAGAACGTTGCCGATCTGGGAGACATACTTGGCCCAGTTCTTCCGGGAAGTCACCGGCAGCTTGGCGAACAGGAAGTCCGCATCGGCCAGGTCTTCGATCTTGGAGGGGAGGACTACCAGGCCCAGGCGCACTACGTTCTTGCACGCCTTACCCTTGCCGCCCTTGGGGTCGGACTCCCACTCGTTCTTCGGGCAGGTGTCGCAGGAGTCGCTGGCCATCCACGTTACCTTTTTCTGGATAGGGTACAGACCGGACTCCTCGGGACCAACGGCCCAACAGGTCGGGCTGACGATGTTCTTCGGATCATACGCCTTGGCGAACCACTGGTTCTCGTAGGCGAAGCCCAGAACGATGACCTGAAGCTTGTTACCGGGGGCCGCCTGGCCGTCGTAGGCAAGCACGCCGGCCTTGAAGGAGATTTGCTTCGTCTCCGGCCTAACCTTGCTCAGCGCCTGCTTCGCCGCCTCCATCATAAGCTTGGCGTAGTCGATAGGAGTGGCGGGTACGTTTGTTTGTTCCATTTTGATTCCTTAGTTAGTTAGCTAGCAAAGCCCAGGGTGTAACTGTCTTCCAGGGTTCGGGCAACCCCTGGTACATCAAGGCCCTCCTGCCACCGCTCGCGCACCCCGGCAAGGGATAGACGGCGTTGGAGGAGGTCAAAGGAGGAGGTTTCGAGGATGTACTGGTACAACTCGGGGTAGCTGACGACTTCGGGGACTTCGACTACCTTAAGCGTAAGCTTGCCAAAGATGCCGGTACAGGAGGCCATCCCCAGGTCTCGCATGTCGCTGGCGAGCTTGGCGGCTAGGCCGTCCTCCTCCTGCTTCATGCGATCTACCTGCTTCTGGAGACTTAGCCGCTCCCGGCGAAGGGTGGCTATGTGGTCTAGCCGTTCGTGGATCTCACTCATCGTCGTCTCCCGCCAGCCGATCGTACAGGTCTTCGATGGCCTTGAGGAGGAGGTGGTAATGAGTGTTCTGCTTCTGGGAGGAGAGGAACAGCCCGTGGGGGAAATCCTTGTAGTCCGGGTAGCAGAGGTGCTCGATAAACTGCTCCCAGAGCTGCTTCAGGTTGTCCTCGGGGACGGCGTTATTGTAGCAGAGCTGGAGGTTAGCGGTCAGCCGGCCATACTCGTGGGCGGTGACTTTCTCGGGGTCGATGTCTAGCTCGTTGATAATATCGAGAGCGTCTTGTAGGCGGGGAGCCATGGACGCCTCTTTGAGCTTGGAGGGTATGCGTCTTGGGAAGGCTTGCATTTCAGTTCTCCAGGAAGGGGTAGCACTATCGCTACCGGAGACTCTACTATACCGGAAACGTAGGGAAAAGGGAAACTATTTTCGCATCTAGTCAGAGAACCCCTTTACTTTCGCACGTTGATCGGTATAATAGGTGTTATGCGGTCGGGATTGGCCTGGTCGATACCACAAGGAGAATCAAAATGGATGAGAATGCTGAACTGGAAGTTGCTTACGATGAGATCACTGTCGTGGATGGCAAGGCGGGCAACAAGACCCTGACGGGCACGGATGGCACGGTCTATCTCTGCACCCCTCACGTTATGCGCAAAGTGGGCGAGGACATCGACCTCGTGATCGACGGCGTGGAGCAGGAAGCTCGTGTGAACTACGCTCGCAAGATCACCTACGTGACCCTCGACGGCGTTGGCTACCGTACCATGAAGGTCTTGGACGACGGCGCCAGCTTCGTCAGCGCGGACTGGGAGCCGAAGGCCAAGGCACCGAAGGCCCCGAAGCTTGACGCTGACGGCAACCCGGTAGCTCGCAAGCCGCGTACCCCCAAGGCCCCCAAGGATGAGGCGGTGGCGGGCGAAGGCGCAGTGAAGGCCAAGCGTACTCGCAAGCCGAAGGTGGAGGCAGTGGCCGAGTAAGTCACTGATCTGAAAGTAAAATAGCGGCTTCGGAAACGAACGCCGCTATATTTTTGCCCGGAGAAAAGGAGTAGAATAGAAGTTCGCGTCTGCGAAAAAGCCCAGAGGGCCACTACAACCCTCTGGGCTTCCACTACGGGTACAACGGACTCACCACCAAGTGAGTCTATTATACCCGGTTCCGTAGAAAAAGAAAAGGGGGATTTTAGAATGAGCAACATATATAACCTTGGCTCACCGATGAAGCTTTACGAGCAGTATCGGGAGCGCCAAGAGCTTAACAACAAAGACGTAGTTGATGGCGATATCCACCTCCTTACCGCATCCGAAGCCGAAGCGTTCAAGGTCCCAGACTGGGTCCAGCCGGCCGTAGTGATCCCTTACTATACTCCCGAGGGCGAGCAGCGGGACGAGCGCCGCTACCGAATGCTCGTGCCTAGGGACAAGATGAAGTATTGGCAGCCCAAGGGTTCCGGCGACCCAGGGGCGTACTTGCCCCAGGGTGTCCACGACTGGCCGGATGTCTTCGCTGACCCCGCTGTGCCAATGGTCATCGTAGAGGGCGAGGTCAAGGCTATCATAGCCCAACGCTACTTGGCGACCGTACCAGTGTTGGCCATCGGCGGGGTGACCATGTGGCGGTTCTTACTGGCTCAGGACATCGTGTGGAAGGGACGGGTGGTCTATATCTCCTTCGACCACGACGACGGCTGCGAGCCAGGAGCGTACAAGCCCCAGGTGGCCAACCAGCTGGCTAAGCTGGCCGAGGCACTGGCGGAGCGCAAGGCTATGGTGTACTGCACCCGTCTGGGCGTCCTTGGCGCGGAGCAGGGGATGGTGGGTAAGATTGGCCTCGATGACTACTTCCGCCAGGGAGGGGACGCGGGCCGGCTGATCACTGAGCCCGCACTGCCCCCACCGGGCTGCGAGCTTATGGCGGAGATGTTCGAGCGGTATGTCGTTGTCAATCTCTCAAAGCCCACCGTCTGGGACTCTGACTTGGGCATTACCCATACCTTTGGCGACTTCCGTGAGATCAATAGTAACAAGATCAAGATGGAACCCGTGGAGGGCAAGGCCCCTCGTAAGACCTATGTGGCCCAGGCGTTCTTGGAGCGACCAGACAGGCCGGTAGCTGACCGCTTCGTCCTAGACCCACGCCTAACGCCCGGCTTCCACCCGGATGGGAGGGTGATTAACCTCTGGCCACCCTTCCGGGAGCACTCAGCGGACTTGATAGTGGAGGAGTACGTTACAGCGTTCGACACCTTGGTGCGAACTATGGCGGGAGAGTTCCCCGATCAGGTCTCGTGCTGGATAGCCCACTATATCATGAGGCCATGGGAGAAGACCGGCCAGGCGGTGCTAGTGGCTACGCCCCATATGGGTATCGGTAAGTCACTGTTGGGGGAGATGATCGGCCACTGCGTCGGTCTCGACCACTATGCCGAGGTTAATGAGTCCATCCTCGACTCGCGGTTCAACGACCACTTGAAGACCAAGACGTTCATGCTCTGGAACGAGCTAGAGTTGAGATTCGCCAAATCGGAAGGGTGGATGAAGAACCTCCTGACGACGGAAATGGTTCAGGTCGAGGTCAAGAATGGGGCAGTGTTCTCAGTGGAGAACTTCCGCCGCTTCCTGTTCAACTCCAACATGGAGGTGGCAGCTAGACTGAGCGTCGGCAATAGGCGAGTCTGGGTCTGCTTCCCTACCGTTACCGACGACACTCACTCGGGTTGGGTCGATTGGCTACGGACTGAAGTCGTCCGCCCGTGGCAGGCAGATCGGGCCAGATGGCTGGCGAGCGTACGCTGCTGGGCAGAGAGGGTTAGTCTTGAGGAGTATGACCCAACTGCCCCGGTGGAGAATGGCGAGGCTGCTCTGGAGCTCATAGAGGGGTCAAGGTCGGCCACTGGTACGGCTGCCGATACCCTTATGGCGGGGTGGGTAGAGTCCGGGGAACCGTTGTTAGTTATTAGCCCGTCGTTCATCGCTAAGTACAAGGAGGTGTTCAACCACTTCAACGGGCTTATGCGCAAGCGGGGCTGGAAGAGTGGGCGGAAGCAAATAAAGGTTGGCGGGATCAACCTAAATTACCGAGTTTTCGGCAAAAGAGCGGTAGCGGGTAGTTTCCGGCTGGCGGGCGAAACGGCTACATATTATGGCGGGGAGTCTGGGCCGGAGCTGTTAGCTATTGGGGAGAAGCAGCTTCCGCTGTTGATTTCGGCTGTCGAGCACCTCGATACGCGGTCTAAGTAGCAAGGGGTAACGGGGAACCCGCTACCTGGCGGGGGAACCCGTTACCTGGCAGGGGCGGTCAAAGCCCCGCCGCACCTAGGTTGTGAGGGTGGAGGTAACGGGGTAGCGGGGTAGCGAGTTAAATCATATAGACGGGGAAATATGGTTATTTATATAAGTCTCAATAAACGTTTACGTTTACGTTTACTAAGCGAAGTAAAAGCCGCCCGCTACCGCTACCTCCGCTACCGTGCCGGGTGTGCTAAATGACCGCCCGAGGGCGGCCAGTAGTGGGGCGACCAGAAGAGGTCAGTCAGTGTAGTAGGTCAGGTTCCCGACCAGGGAGCTTATAGACCAGCAACGTAGCTGGGCGTCGGAAGCACCTCTCCATTTGGTAGCGTAGAACGACCTTGGGCTGTGGGTAGCGGCAGCGAGGAGGGCGATCAGGTCCATGGTGGGGAGGGTTGTTAACAGGGCCTCCAACTCGGCCCTGTCTACATTGGCTAGGTAGTCTTCCCGAAGACACTCCAAGGTGGAGTGGGCGAGTGGGCGGTGATCGTATTGGCTAGGCAGGTTCATTTGAATATCTTCCTGTAGGCAGCGCGGATAATGTTACCAGCGTTCATACGCTTCTGGCCGGGGTTGAGGTGGGCGTACTTGGCGGCGTGGTAACCTGGCTCTTTGCGCTTAATGCGATCGGCAGCGAACATGGCTGCTTCAACGGACAGGCCGCGAAGGACGCGAGCGGCATCGTCGCCGCAGTCCCATGAGACCTTACCGTCAGACATAGTGTAGGCAACGTAGCGCGCCTCTTTGGCGGCCAGGAGGGTTTCGCACATAGTAGAGTGGGGCATGGTGTTACTCCTTAAGAGGTTGGCCCCTTTTGGGGCCAGGTAGGGTTAGACGGTGGCGGTAGCGGCCTTGGGCTTACGAACGCGGGCGGGCTTGGCCTTGGGCTCTTCGATCTTGGGCTCTTCGACCTTGGGCTCTTCAGCGGCTGGGGCTTCGACCTTGGGAGCGCGCTTGGCCTTCGGCGGGGTAACGCGGGCGCTCTTGGCTTTGGTAGTATAAACGCCGCCGTCTTCCAGGACATAGGCGACGCGGCCGGTCACGCCTTCAAGCGAGAAGTAGGTCAGACCGCGGTGGGCGTTAAGGATGGCTTCGCTCTCCTTACCATCGATGGTAATATCGATGGCCTCGTAGGTCTTGCCCTTACGGATAACGTACGGGGTGAAGATGACTTCCTTGTCGCCAACGATAAGGACGGTACGGGTAGCGGTAGTAGCAGCGTTCATTTGAGTCTCCAGTAGGTAGGGTTGAGGGCTTTCGGCCCGTCGGCCAGTTCCGTCTAGCCGATGAATCAAGTATAGGGGCTAGTGCGGGGAAGTAAAGGCATTTCTGGGCATTTTAGAGATAACTTTTCTATGGGGGCATAAGGGGAGCTTATCGGTACGGTCGCGCGCGCTCGCGTACGGGTTAGCGAGTAGGGTTAGAATAGCCCTGAGACCGACGCAGGTGGCCATAGGCGGGGCGATCGCAGACTTACCCGAGCAGGAGTATTCCCGACGCTCCTACGCGCTCCTACGCTCTCGTGCCGACGCTCGTGATTATTGGTAAGTAGCAAGAAATATAGGTCATATTTTCTTTCGGGCGAACCTATAAAGAAAACCTTATGTATAGCGAGCTTCCGGTAAGGGAAAGCTTATGATACTTCGTGCCGCTCGATGCCCGGAAAGTGACCTGGGTGGGGCCAACGTTCTATGCCCTTCGTGCCCAGAAAGGTAGCTGGGTGGGGCGCCAGCCAGTCAACCTCCAATTACATACAGGTATACAACCTAGTACATGCCAATAATCAGCTTAGTACAAACCAATAACCAGCGTATCCCGTCGTCGTAAGCAGCATATCCCGTCGTACTGGCCAGCATATCCCGCCGTCCTAGGCAGGATACGACGTACGGGTAAGCCAGTCAGTACGTCGGGATATTACGCTGGGATGCTTGGGGACGGGGCCAGCGGGCCGGGCAAGCGGTTGGGGCCGGGGTATCCCGCCAACAGGCAGCCAGGCAGGCAGGGCAGCATGGGGACAGGCAGCCAGCAGGGCAGGCAGGGCAGTCAGTCAGCATGGGGGCAGTCAGCAGGCAGTCAGCCAGCAGCCCACCCCCACCATCGTGGCGTGGTGACCCTCGTCCCGATGGCGGTACAACCCCTCATGAATATCAAAAATTCGCCACTGCAGGAATCGAAGGCACCGAGCAGAGCATGAATATCAAAAATTCGCCACCGCATACGCTCAACATTTAGCACCGCATGCGCCAAGTACCTAGCACTAAACAGCCCCGAAAGCCCCCACTAAAATACCCCTTTACTTTCCCCGCCGTCTGGCCTATAATATGCGTATATGAGTGCCTCCATACAACTCCTCCGCCAGGACCAGGAAGATACCCTGGACTCCAACACGTTGATGGATTTCTCTCCAGGAAGCAAACTGTCCGAGGAGGCATCAGACCTTGCCGAGTATGCCCGCCACAACCGCCGTCAAGTCTCGACCTTCAAGCGTCAAAACATCGTACAGCAGTTCCACTCTGCCTTCCAATTGATTGGAGGGGTGCCCCGGCTGGCCCTATGGGCTGACAAGAATCCAACGGCATTCTTCTCCCTCTACTCCAAGATGATCCCCGCCGCAGTAAAGGTGGATTTCACCCAACTAGACCCCAACGCCATGTCGGAAGAGGACTTGAAGAGTGTAACCACGGATCAGCTCAAGGCGTTGGTTCTCCGCCAAGCAGCCCAAGAAGCGGTCGAGGCAGAAGTAGTGAGCCCCCATGGGTCTTGACGCCAGGCAGCTCCTCCATCAGATTGAGCGCCGAGAGCGGGCCCAAACTCACTTGGCTGCCTACAGTGAGTACATGCTTGACGTCACCCCCGCTGCCCACCACGTAGCCATCTGCGACGCCATTGACGAGCTGATAAATGACGAGTATGACGAGCTGATAATCCTCGCCCCGCCAGGTAGCGCCAAGAGCACCTACACCTCCATAGGGCTCCCCTCATACTACATGGGGCGGTTCCCCAAGGCGCAAATCCTCACCGCCTCATACTCAACTGAGCTGGCGGAGAAGTGGGGCCGACGGGTGAGGAACATAGTAGGCTCTCCCCAATACCGCAACCTGTTTGGCGGACTTGAGTTGTCCAAGGACTCCACCGCTGCCGGGCGATGGGCCAACGACAAAGGGGGTGAGCTGTATGCCGCGGGTGTCCTCTCGGGCATCCTGGGCTTCCGGGCGGACTTGGCGATCATTGACGACCCTGTATCTGGCTTCGAGCAGGCTCAGAGCATGACGCAATTGGCCAAGATGCATGGCTGGTACGAGACTGACTTCATCACCCGGCTGAAGCCAACGGCGAAGGTGGTATTGATCTGCCAGCGGCTGGCCCGGAATGACCTGGCGGGGTACATGATTGACCGCAACCTGATCCAAGCCACCCGTCGCCAGCGGATACTGAAGCTGCCCATGCTTGCCGGAGAGGATGACCCCCTGGGGCGTCAACCGGGCGAGCGGCTGTGGCCTGAGTGGTACACGGAGGAGATGGTCCTCGATGCCCAGCGAGATGAGTTCAAGTGGAAGACCCTGTACCAACAGGAGCCGCCAGCGGACACGGGCGCTTGGGTGGATGAGAGTGAGATCCAGGTCGTGGACATCGTCCCGGCCAATCTGAAGTACTACATAGTCAGCGATCTGGCCCTATCGGTGAACCGAGGGGACTGGTCGGTGCATCTGGTCGTAGGCATGGACCAGGATGAGAACGCGTACTTCGTGGACGCATGGAGAAAGCGGGTGAGCATTGAGAAGGTGGCCGATGCGCACCTGGCTCTGGCCCAGACCTACCACCCCGAGCTGGCCCTTATTGACGACGACAACGCCGGGAAGGTGTATAAGCAGCTGCTGGGGTCGATGGCCAAGGAGCAGGGGATACCCATCCCATACAAGGCCCTGTCCCTCCGAGGTCAAGACAAGGAAACCCGCGCCGCGCCCATGAGGGGACTGTTCAAGAGGAAGAAGGTGTTCTTCAAGCGCGCCAGCTGGAACGTATGGCTGACCAAGGAGGTCATGGAGTTCCCCAACGCGCTGGGTGACGGGGTGGATGACGGCATTGACGCCATGTCGCTCCTCGGGCGTCACCTGTACTACATAGCCAGGCCCGCCAGCGACGAGGTCAAGCCAAAGGCACCTTTGAAGACAATTGAGCAAGTCACACTTAACGAGCTCTGGGAGCACCGGGAGCGTATGAACGGAACGAGAGCGAGACTGTAATGCCATCCAAATCTCCAGCCCAAAAGAGAACCATGGCCGCTATTGCTCACGGATGGAAGCCACCGGCATCGTCCGGCATTCGCATCCCGGTCAAGGTCGCCAAAGAGTTCAATAAAGCCGATGAGGCCAAGGCTCACGCCATGTCTCGTGCCTTAAGGAAGAAAGCATGAGCCAAGACAGCACCACTGGTAGCATCGACAGCCTAGCCAAACTGGAAGCCACCCCCGAGGGGCAGCGCCAGCGGTGGGACGCGGAAATCCGGGCCGCGGAGAAGGCACTGGCCAAGTATCACGACTCCGCCCGCAAGGTGGTGCAACGGTACATTGACGAGCGGGATGCGATAAATAGCAACCAGAAGTGGTTCAACATCTTCAATACCAACGTCGGCATACTGGAGTCCAGCCTCTATGCGAACATCCCCACGGTTGATGTGTCCCGCAAGTTCACCGATATGGACGACGATGTCGCCCGCGTTGCTGGCACTATACTACAACGGTGTATTCAGCAAGACATGTCCGAGCCAGACTGTGACTTCGATCAAGTCATGCGTCAAACGGTCAGTGACCGACTGATCTCCGGCTTGGGCACGGCGTGGTTGCGTCTGGAGACCGAGACTGGCCCCCAAGAGGGTGGTGCGGTGGACGAGGAGGGCAACCCGCTGGAGCAGATCACGTACCAAGAGGTCTGCGTTGATTACGTGTACTGGGAGGACTTCCTGTGGTCGCCCTGCCGGGTATGGGCGGAGCGCCGCTGGGTTGCTCGTCGCGTGCCGATGACCCGTGACCAGTTGGTAGAGCGCTGGGGCGAGGAGAGGGGCAAGCAGATTCCGCTGGACTACGGCATTAAGCAGATCAAGGATAAGCTCGACACCGAGTCGATGATCCTCCAACGGGCGTGCGTGTACGAGATTTGGGACATCGAGAAGCGCCAGGTCATCTGGTTCTCTAAGGGCTACAACTCTGGGCTGATCGAGGTCCAGGATGACCCCCTACAGCTCCACGACCGCTTTGAGCCCTGTCCCAAGCCGCTGTTCGCCAACCTGACTACCAGCCGGTGCCTGCCGAAGCCCGACTTTGCGATGATCCAGGATCAGTACAACGAGCTGGACGAGGTGAACAACCGCATCAGCCTGTTGGTCATCGCCTGTAAGTGCGTCGGCGTGTATGACCGCTCCGCCGACGGTATCCAGCGCATGCTCACCGAGGGCTACGACAACACGTTGATCCCGGTGGACAACTGGGCCATGTTTGCGGAGAAGGGCGGGGTCAAGGGGCAGGTCGATTGGCTACCCCTCGATGTAGTCGTCCAGGCCCTCGGCCAGCTGAACGCTCACCGCGAGGCGATCAAGGGTCAAATCTACGAGCTGACCGGTATCAACGACATCGTACATGGAAACACCAAGGCGAGCGAGACGCTGGGCGCGCAGGAACTCAAGAGCAAGTATGCGAGCGTGCGCATCCAAAAGCTCCAGGATGAGGTGACCCGGTTCGCGGAGGACATCCTGCAGATCAAGGCGCAGATGCTCACCAAGCACGTTGACGCCAACATCATGCTGCAGATGGCGAACGTGATGTTCATTGACCCCAATGATCAGCAGTTCATCCAGGACTCCATGGCGCTGCTCAAGGGCGATGCTGAGAGGATGGAGTGGCGGATTACCATTCAGTCCGACGCGATGGCGCAGATCGACTACGCCCGCCAGAAGACTGAGCGCAGCGAGTTCATGACCGCGGTGGCCACCTTCCTCCAATCCGCCTCGACCGTAGGCCAGGGCCAGCCGGAGTTGGTCCCCCTGATGCTAGAGCTTCTCAAATTCGGCGTCGCCGGGTTCCGCATTAGCAAGGAGATTGAGGGCACGTTCGACCGCTACATCAAGGAGTTCAACGCCCAGATCGAGCAGCAGAAGAACGCTCCGCCCCAACCTGACCCCGAAGTGGAGAAGGTTAAGATGGAACTGGATATGAAGCAGCAAGAAATGGGCATGAAGCAGCAAGAGAAGCAATCGGATATGATAATGAAGCAACAAGAGCAGCAGGCTGATCTAACTATGCAGCAAGAAGAACACCAGATGAAGATGCAACAAATGCAGCAGGAGTTCGCCTTGAAGATGCAGCAGTTGCAAGCAGAGTTTAACTTGAAGATGTCGCAAGAGCAGCAGAATCTCCAACTTAGTCAGCAGAAAGCTGATCTTGATTACGGAATCGCCGTTCGAGACAACGAGGTGAAGCAGAAGCAGATGGCCCAGAAGGAGGAGTCCGATAAGCGGAAAGCTGAACTGGACGAGACCAGACATAAGGAAACCGTAGCAGCTATAACCAAACCAAAAACCGTCAAGCGCGACGGGGACGGTAAAGTGTCGGGAGTAGAGTGATGAACGATGTAAAGGGGTCGCCCGGTGAGGTCACCTTCACGGTTACCATCATCCGTAAAGCTACCGGTTTGACGGAAACATATGACATGGTAGGTCATGTAGTTGATGACCCGCAGCTGCAACCAATTGAAGGAACTTCACAATGTCAGCAACAGTAACCCATTCGGACTCGGCAAAGAACGCGGCTACCAATGCCGTAACCGCTTTGCTAGGAGCGTCAAGCAAGTTGGTATTCAATCCTACTGGTGGAAGCGTAGCATCCCCTGGTGCGGCGTTGGCTACCCTTCCATTCACTACCCCTAATGCCTTCGGCGCCGCTACAGGAGGCATAGCTACGGCGGCAGCTATTACCTCTGATTCCAACGCTGCGGGAGGAGGAACGGCGGCATTCGCAACCTTCCAAACTTCAGCATCTGCTGCCATTGTGCGTTGCGCCGTGGCCGCGTCAGGAAGCGATATCAATATGACCAACGGGTTAGTTATCAACGCCGGTGATATTGTCTCTTGTTCCAGCCTCACCTATGCTGCTTTGAGTCAGTAGGGAGTACGGCGTGCCAATCCCAACATACAAAAACCGCGTAGGCCAGGCTAGCGCTACGGTAGGCACCGGCACGCTGACGCTCGGAGCTGCGGAGTCCGGCTATCAAGCGCTTGCTACTGGTGATAACGGACTCTATTTCGATGTTGTGATCGAGGACGGTACAGCGTGGGAGGTCGCGCGAGAGTGTCTTTACACGCACTCAGGGACGACGCTAACACGAGGCACCCTGGAGGCGTCGAGTACTGGTAGCGCGATTAGTCTTAGCGGGTCGGAGAAGGTCTATGTCACTCGTACAGCACTGCGAGAGCAACAATCATTACCGTTAGAGCAAGTTGCGCTCGCCGACGCAGCTACAACCATGGTTGTCAATTCGCTATATGTTGGGTCGATGGCAGCTTGGGCTACAGCAGATCGGACTTACACGCTACCCGCTGTTGCGGCTGTTGGAGATCGTGTTGGCATCATGCTTACAGGCGGCAATGATAGTTACGAACTGTTGATTACAGCGGCATCGGGGGATACGCTCAACGGCGTGGCAGGTGGAACAGAATGGAGCAGGATATTCATCACGAATGAGGTCGTTATTATTCGCTGCGTTACTGCAAATTCGGCGTGGGTGATAGATATTGACGGGCGTATAGCCCAGTCCTGCGACATGGAATTAACTACAGCGGCCGATGGGGAGTCAGCAGCTACATTCACCCAACCGACAGCTGCGGCGGCACCTGGTGCTTGGACAGCACGAATAGATAATGGCTCGATTGCAACGGTCGGATCAGATCGTATTACGATTAGACGCGGTGGCAACTATATAACTAATGTATCGTTTCGCGCAAAGGACGCAATAAGTAGCCTCAAGTATATTTCTGTCGGACTGTTCAAATCAGCAGGTGTAACACTGGTTATATTTGACCAAGTTGTTGCGCCTACGGCGATTGGCGCCGGCACTGGACCAGTATGCAAAAGCATGCGAGAGTTGCCGCTAGTTGTCGGAGATTATCTAGTTTACAAATATCGGACGGAAGAAGGTGGAATAGGTGCCGTCGCTGGTTCATGCTGGTTCGGAATAACGGAGGTCATATGAGCTTGAATGTAACATTAAGCTACATGGGATATTTACTCGATATAGATTATGTGCTATTTGACGACCATGTGCAATGGCTGACTACCCCGCCAGATCAAGCAGCTATAGACTCCGCCGAGTTGCCCGCTGCCAAAGCCGACCGCATAGAAACAGATCGTCAAGAATGCAAGCGTCGCCTATTTGAGTTTTACGGCGATGGGGGGGAGCAAGTCAGTAGAGCTACGGGAATTTATGGCGAGACCGCGCGTTCCAATCATGCGAATGGGGTGGCGGCGACTATCGACGCAAGTAATGTAGCAAGGGACCAGATTAATGTCGCTACTACGGTTGAAGAAGTGGAGGCGGTTACAGTAGATTGGCCGGAACTGACATGAGATCACTGTCCACAGATCGGCGCACTGCCGCCGTTATTCTTGCGGTAGCTGCGAAGATACTTGACCGGCAAGAGGTTAAAGAGCAAATTGAAGTGCTACAGGCTATCATCGATAATATTAGTAACCATACATCGGTATCGACGCTAAAAGGATATGTAAGGACTGTTACAGGGGTGGTTAGACGTATTGCTAAGGTTCTGACATAGTATGATCGCCAAGTCGGCAATTGCGAAATGGGCAATTGGCAAACCTCCTTCAGTAAGTAGCGGCGGAGTAACGCATGCTACTTCAGGCGTCGTTGTCGGCAATACGGCCAACGTAGTTGGAGAGGCAAGCAGAAGTACTGGATCAGTAACCCACCCCACCTCCGGGGTAATCGTTGGAAACGCAGCTAATATAGTTGGAGCGGCATCAAGGGTCGGAACCCACCCCACCTCCGGGGTAGTTGTTGGAAATGCAGGTAATGTAGTAGGTGTAGCAGCTAGAACGGGCGCAGCAATAATACACGATACATCAGGTATTGTTGTTGGAAACCCTGGGGACGTGGTTGGAGCGGCAAGTAACCCTGGTCAGATGACGTTGACCGCCGCTGATATACAGGCGATAGTTAATGCGTTAATTGCCGCAGTCTTGCCGGTTAATATAGTTCAGGTCAATTACATTGACGTGGATGGTACTGGTCAAGACGCAGACCCATGGGGTCCGGTATGAGCTCAGCTTGGGGACTATCTTGGCTGCGCTCTTGGGGCAACAGTTGGGGGCTGTTGATAAAGCCACCTACAGCTGGTGGAGGGGGTGGTAGGGGTTGGGTGCTTCAGCAGTTTATTAGGCGCCCATGGGAATGTACTGAAGTTGATAAGCGGAAGATAGTAAAAGACGCTTATCGAGAGTTGATAGCAATGGAAGTAGTAGAGGTGCAGCAAGTTATTGCCCCCTATAGAGTTGCTAGAGGAATTGACTGGACAGCCTTACTGAAGGACATTGAGACCGTAATAGCAATTGTGCTAATGGACATCCGCCTGAAACAGAAGCTGGATGAAGATGCGGATGAAGAGGAGGCACTTATTTGGATGCTAGCATGAGCAGACAACGTTGGATTCAAGTTAATGGGGAGTTAATACCAGCTGATGAGTATATTGAACAAACGCAAGTCACGTCGGGACCGACCATTATGGCTGACCTCCCAGACTTCCGTAGCCCCATTGACGGGAGTATTGTTCGCGGTCGTGCTGGTATGCGCGATCACTGCGCCCGTCATAATGTTGTCCCAACTGCGGAATTGGCGGGACTCCCGCCCAAGCCGACACTCCAGCATCGTGCCACCCCAGAGTACCGGGAACAAACCAAACGAGTAATCGCCGACGTGATCAACTCACGTGGCTATCTAAAAGGATAAATCATGACAACCGATCTTCGTGAAGCACTAGAGAGTGCGATGGCTGAGGTGGAAACACCCGAAGCAGCCGTCACTGCCGAATCCACCCCGGCCCCGGCGTCGTCTGCGGAACCTGCTACCACTCCCCCGGCAGCTTCCGATGAAACGGCTCCGCCAGCCGCTGGCCCCTCCTCGCTCAAGCCGTCTGAGGCTGATGCCGGGGTGGACCCCACGAAGAAGGTTGCCGATGAGCCTGCTACCCCGGAGATGAAGCAGTCCCGTGTTGATCGGGCTCCGGTGTCCTGGAAGATGGACCCCCGCAAAGAGTGGGGCAATATTCCTCTACCAGTCCGCCAGGAGATTCATCGCCGTGAAATGCAAATCGAGAAGGCCCTTCAAGAGACGGCCCCGGCCCGTCAGTTGGCTGAGCAATTCACCAAGACTGTCACGCCCTACATGGCGCGAATCCAGGCTGCTGGCGCTTCGTCGCCTCTGCATGCTGTCGAGGAACTACTCAAGGCCGACTACTTACTTGCGTCAGCTCCTCGCACGCAAAAGGCTGCCTACATGGCTCGACTGATCAAGGAATACGACGTTGACATTGCCGAACTTGACAACGCGCTGGCCGGTGCTCAAACTGCTCCCGCACAACCTCAGGCTATGGATATACAAGCGCTGGTGCAGGAGCAACTACGCCAAGCTCTCGCGCCCATCCTGAGTCGTGAGCAGGAAGCCGCCCGGCGTAGCCAGGAGGAAATCGAGCACACGGTTGAGACGATGGCGCTTGACCCGAAGTATCCGCACTTTGATGACGTTCGCGCAGACATGGCTGACCTTATTGATCTGGCCGCGAGACGTAACAGGGCGATGTCCCTTGAAGACGCTTACAAGACGGCCGTGCTAGCTGCGGGGTACGAATCCACCCCAAACGCTCAAACGACCAGCTTTACCGCAAATCAGCAACATGCCGAAGCTCAGCGGGCAAAAGCCGCAGCTTCCAGCGTATCCGGGGCTCCAGTTGGTGGCGCCGGATTTACCCCCGCAGATAACAGCTTGCGGGCGCACCTTGAATCAGCCTTCAACTCGGCAAGAATATGAACACAATGTTACATATAATTGTTGGACCAATCCTCCCCATCAAGAGGATTGATGAAGTACTACCCACGCAGTACCTCCAGACGCCCCTGGCGTCACTGGAGACGCCCCAACCCAAGACAGCAGATGAGCCCAGTCTGGTAGAGGATGAAGTATTAGTTGTAGGACGCAGACCCCTCATTTGACTTTTTTGGAGTAATATCATGGCTTTCGCAAACAGCGCAATTAGCGACATCATCGCTACTACGATCCAATCCCGTACCGGCCAAATTGCCGACAACGTGACCTCGAACAACGCCCTCCTGTCCCGTCTCAAGCAGCGCGGGAACATCAAGACATTCAGCGGCGGTAACATCATCATCGAAGAACTCAGCTTTGCCCCGAATGGCAACGCGGGCTACTACAGCGGTTATGAGACGCTGCCGGTCGCCGCGCAGGACGTGATCAGCGCAGCGCAGTTCGACATCAAGCAGGCAGCCTGTCCGGTCACTATTTCCGGCCTGGAGCAACTGCAGAACGCCGGCAAGGAGCAAATTATCGACTTGCTGGAGTCCCGCATGACGGTGGCCGAATCGACTATGGCCAACCTCATTGCATCGGGCATCTACAGCGATGGTACGGGTTCGGGCGGCAAGCAGATCACCGGCCTAAAGGCCGCAGTTCCCACCACTAACACTAACTCCTACGGCGGCATCGACCGCGCCACTTGGACCTTCTGGAAGAATCAGGCTCTTGACGCTAGTACCTTCAACGGCGCCGCCACCACCTCGGCCAATATCCAGGCCGTGATGAACGCGATGTGGGCATCCCTGGTTCGTGGTACTGATCGCCCTGACCTGGTCGTAATGGACAACTCGTATTGGGGCTACTTCGTTGCTTCCCTGCAAGCAATCCAGCGGTTCACGTCTGCCGAAGACGCCAAGTTGGGTTTTGTATCCGTGAAGTACATGGACGCCGACGTGGTATTGGACGGCGGTATCGGGATGTCGTCGGCGGGTGTTGCGTCCAAGACGATGTACTTCCTGAATACCAAGTACATCAAGTACCGTCCACACGCTCAGCGCAACATGGTTCCGCTGTCCCCCGGTTCGCGCTACTCGGTCAACCAGGACGCCGCCGTGCAAATCCTCGCATGGGCCGGCAACCTGACTTGCTCGGGTGCTCAGTTCCAGGGTATCATCGCGGAGTAAGGTTTCACGGTTGATGCCTTCCCCGCCACTGCCGAAAGCTTGGCGGGGACTGGATTAAAACATCAGCCGCTTTTTACAGGAAGCGTATCATGGGATGTAGTAAAACCAAGCGGCCTCCACTGCCGCCTAAAAAGTAAGGAGTAGATCATGGCTGGAGCAGCAGGTGCACATATCGGGGCGGCGGGAGTTCAGCCGGCCATTGGGCTGTATGTAGAGGCCCCAACAGAAACTGCCTTGGCAGCGAATACCAATTACATTGGGTACAACTCAGCTACCGGGTACAAGACCAACGTTCTTGGAGAAGGTAGTATTGTCGCGGGCACAGCCCCTCAGCCGGACTTTACTTGCCCGGATAACGATAACGACGTAACCGGTGGGTCTTCACAGTGGGTCCGGGCGGCGGGTACTATCGCAGAAAATGCTACTTGTACTGTTACTGCGGGAGCTGCGACTGCGGGTGCTGGTACTTACAGTTGTTATGTAAAGGGCGGAGTCGTTGTTGGCGACTTCTTCTGGGCCTCTTTAACGGCGGAGTCGTAAGATGATCCCCGGAGATTGTTTAGACGACGCGGGCCGGGTTAGCTCAACGTCTTCCCCGGTTGCAGCAACTAGCACTCTCCGGGGTGGTGTCGCTGTTAGCAACACTAATCAGGTTCATGTAACTAATGTGGTAAGTGATAACTTTGTCAATGGATTAATGGTAGCTGATAATGGAGCATTGGTACTAAGCTCTGATGCCATTGTGACCTTCGTTGATGGATTGCCTCGTACTAGCACAGGCGCGTTGAAGGCGCAGACCGACACTACCCCGGTAGCAACTGATCCGTTTGTCGGAGGAATTCGAGTTGGTCCGGCAGGAGGGGTATACACAACTTTGACCGCGCCTCCTACCGGCGATATTCCTACAAATACCGTTTCCCCACACGTAACTGGAGACGCTATCGTAGGAAGTACCCTAACCTGTACTTCAGGGACTTGGACGGGGACTGCGACGATAACCTACGCCTATAAATGGTTTCAACGAGGCACCCCAATTGTTGGCGCAATTTCTAGCACCTATGTAGTACAGGCTGGCGACTTGGGTCATATCCTGACCTGTCACGTTACTGCCACTAATGCGGTTGGGGCAAACACAGCTGTAAGTAATGGGGTCCCAATCGTCAGTGCTCGGTACGACTACAAGACGGTTGGAGCTGTTCCCGCTACCGGCAACATTACCTCTACCGGGGTTCAGGTTCGCATAAATAACATCGACAAGGATGGCGTGGATCACAATACCGCGTTGTCTAATATAGGCGTTGGAGACAGCATCTTTGTTGGGGCTCAGGAGGGGGTTATTGCTATCCATCCGATCTACACATCGGGCTATTGGATTTTTGATATGGTGTCTTGGCCGGCACTTGCTGACGGCGAATATGCAGTGAAACTAGGCTACAACACTTGAGCGATGAAGCGTGGCACGCCCAAGGTATCCATCAATTCCACGCAACATAAGGATAAACATCATGGAAAGTCTTAATGATTTTGACGTAAGCAGCATTCCTACCGAGTTCAACCCTTTACACACATTAGACGGCGGAGGGTCAGATAGCTTGTACGCTAATGACGACAAGTTGTATGTAACCTTTGCTACGGAAGCAGTTCTGAATCCGTCAGCCAGTACCAAAGCGGGGCGTCCGATCTATGACGACATTGACATGATTACTATCCGTACCCCTGGGTCTCAACTTACATCTATCGTACATCCGGCGAAGAAATACGTTCCAGGTCGCCCGGTCCTTGCCGAAAAATACCGGTTGTGGAAGGCTGGTCAGGAGGAGAAGGCTGGCGGCACCCCGCTGGAGAACTTCCCATTCCTCTTTACCAAGCCATCTCTGATCGCAGAGCTTAAGTATCGCAACGTCTTCACGGTTGAGCAATTGGCTACCCTATCGGACGGTGCCAAACAGTCGGTTATGGGCGGGCACGAACTTTGTAAGAAGGCGCAAGAGTGGCTAGACAGCACTGCCGCCAACGCGGTCGATGCCGAGAAGGAGGCCATGGCCAACCGGGTGGCGCAGCTGGAGGAGTTGGTAAAGCAGCTCTCCCATAAGACTACTGAGGACGTTGCCGCGGCCAAGCTTGTTACTCCCGTAGCTCAGCAGAAGTCGCAGGCAGTCCCCGTAACCAAGTAAGGAATAATGATGGCCAACTGGACGGTTTTGAAGGTAGTGCAGCAAGCGATGGTCGAAATGGGGCTAACCAAGCCCTTATCGGTCGTTTCAAACTCGGATACAACCGTCCAGCAAGTTCTTGCCCTGTTGAACCGGGCGGGGTCTGAAATGGTCATGGGCTATCCTTGGGAGCAGCTTACCAAGGAATACACCTTCAACACGGCGGACTCTGTGGAGAGCCCGGACGGCAAGACCTTCATCCAGCCCCTGCCGTCTGACTGGTCGTACTTTCTGGACCAGACCCAATGGGACCGGACTAACCACTGGCCCTTGCTCGGACCCAAGAGCGCGCAAGAGTGGCAGTGGCTCAAGGGCGGGCTACTGTCCTCCGGCCCTCGCATCCGTTACCGCATCGTCGGGGGAAACATCGAGATGTTCCCCACCGATTCCATCGACTCCGCCATTGCGATGGAGTACGTGGCAGATACGTGGTTGAAGAATGCCGCGGTGGCTAACACGTTCTATCCGTATATTGAGGACGATACCAACATTGTGATGTTCGACCCTTGGGTGGTTACGGCGTACCTCAAACTCAAGTACTGGGAGGCCAAGGGCCTGAACACGACAGCCTATACCAAGGACTTCTTGAATGTCTGGGAGGCTCGAATTAGCAAGAACAAGGGGGCGCCGATGCTGACCCTCGCGCCGCGTGCCCGTACCATGCTTATCGGGATTAACAATATCCCGGACGGCAGTTGGCAGGTGGGCGCATAATGAAACAGGTAGCCATTCCTCAAGTCTCTGAGGTCACGACCCGGCCTGCCCCGGTGAAAGGCTTGAACGCCTATGACTCAATCGTCAATATGCCGGACGGTTACGCGCTAGTCCTTCGCAATCTGTTTGCTCAGCCGTACGGTTGCCAGGTGCGCCGGGGCTATAGGCGCCACGTAGATGGGTTGGGCGGTAGTGTTGAGACTCTTATGAGCCACAACAAGACCAATGGAAGCACCCTCTATGCCATAGTCCAGGATTCGCAGGCGGCCTGTATGAGGGACGTTACTGATCAACTATTAGTCAATCCGCTTATTGGTGGCGGTCCCGACTTGCCTTGTGACCTTACCAATGCTCGGTGGCAACATATCAACTTTGCCAACTCGGCGGGCGTTCATCTGATTGCTTGTAATGGCGCAGACAACATCATCTGGGTCAACCCGGTAAGTGCTACCACTCGTATTTCGGCGGGTGACGGCACGGTCAATACGATTAGCGGCATTGATCCTAAGCTTCTGATCCACGTCTATGCTCACCAGAAGCGCATCTGGTTCGTGGAGAAGAACAGCACGCGCGGGTGGTATCTCCCGCCTGACCAATTGTTCGGAGTAGCCAAGTCATTTGACTTCGGTGGCTACTGGACGCGCGGTGGCTATCTCCAGCAGATCATCACCTGGACGGTCGATGACGGCGAAGGGGCCGATGACCACCTTATTGCAATTAGCAGCGAGGGGCAAGTCTCGGTGTTCAAGGGTGTGGATGTCGATGGGGCTGATACATGGGGGCTTCATGGAGTTTATTATGCTGGTGCTCCCGTTGGCCGTCGCTGCGCTTGCCGGTATGGCGGAGACGTATTGATCCTTACCCAGCACGGCATCGTTCATCTGACCGATCTGCTGAAGAGCACTAAAGTTAATCCGACTCAGGACAGCTCCGCCAAGTATATCCAACAATTGATCTCGTCAGCGGTTAATGCCACCGGTGACTTGTTCGGATGGCAGCCCTTCGTGTATCCGGGTAACAATATGCTAATAATCAATATCCCGGCCACTACGACCACGTCCTTCCAGTTTGCCATGAACGACATTACCAAAGCATGGAGTGAGTTCATCGGATACCAAGCGTATTGCTGGGAGCTGCACAATCAGCTGCCCTTCTATGGGGGCTTCGGCGCGGTCTATCGGGCTTGGGAGGGTGGCACCGACGACTCCTACATCCAGGGTGGCTTAGTGGTAGAAGGTGCGGACATTCGCTCCGAAGCCCAGACGGTGTTCAGTTATTTCAACACTCTCGGCAAGCAGAAGCACTTCAAGATGGTCCGTCCCACCCTACTGTCGCGAGGCCAGTTTGCCCTGAGTCTGTCGGTGAATACAGACTTCGTGTTCGATACCCCGGTATCTCCCACAGCCTTTGATTTCGTGGTCCCTGGTACTTGGGACGAGGATTATTGGGATGAGGCAGTGTGGGCGGGCGGGCTCACTACCTACAAATCCTGGCAGTCCGTTGTAGGAATTGGTACTGCGGCGGCTATCCGTATCCTCTTACGAACCCGCCAAGAGACGTTCTGGGTGTCGACCGACTGGCTGTTAGAGGAAGGCGGTGTACTATGAATCTTGATTTCCTATCCCGGCATCAGAATATCGCCCTAGAGCTTTCTGGTGGGAAGGACTCTGTGGCGTGTCTGTACTTGCTTAAGGACTACCTACACCGTATCACGGTGTATTGGCTGAATACTGGAGACAACTACCCCGAGACCATCGAGGTAATTGAGGAGTGTAGGGATATTTGCCCGTTCTTCGTGGAAGTAAGGTCCAACGTTAGCAAGTGGATCAAGCATAATGGCATGCCCTCCGACGTTATTATTGCAGACGGGAGAAATTGTCACCAGAGACCAACTGATATAAAGCTCTCGGACTCCTATGCTTGCTGCGCCGCTAACATCATGCTTCCCCTCCACGAGCGTGTGCTGGCAGACGGTGTTACCTGTATCATAAGAGGTCAGAAGGCATGCGATAGCCCAAGGTCGCCAGTTAATTCATGGGACATTATTGATGGTATTGAATTTATATTCCCGCTTGAACATTACACCGACCGGGACGTCATGGACTTGCTGGAAACAATGGATGCGCCAATCCACCCTGTATACCAGTACGGTTCCTATGGGGTGGACTGCATGTGCTGTACCGGATGGTGGGACAAAACTGTACCCGGCTTCATTGACCGCCACCCCACTGCGGCCCGGTACGTCCGCCTGAAGCGGGAGCAGATCAAGGATCAGATCATCAGGAAGCTAGTCAAATGCTGATCGTCAATAGCGCCCACGTAGCCCATTGGGTAAGCATTCGGATTGAGGGCATGTTCCCTTCCCAGGGGGCAACCTCGATTGGAGACATTCGAGATGGAAAAATTGTTGGTGGCGTTGTCTTTGATAGTTACACTGGCGCTTCTATTGTTGCTAGCATCGCTTTCGATAAGGTAGGATGGAGTCGCAAGTTCATATGGGCCATCTTCGACTATCCGTTCAACCAGTTGGGCGTTAGCAAGATTATCGCTTATGCCCACTATTGGAATGTTAAGTCGTTGAACCTGCTACGCAAGATGGGGTTCAAACAAGAGGGGCGTATCAAAGACGTCTATGAGGACGGGGACATGCTGATCATGACCCTTACCAAGAATGATTGCATTTGGCTGAAGAGGTTACAGCATGGGTAAAAAGACAAAGACTCCAAAGGCGCCTGATTACACGGGCGTCGCTAACCAGCAGACTGCGCTGAACAAGAAGGCTTGGGAGGAAGGAGTACAGGCCAACCGTCCTAACCAGATTGGTCCGTCTGGCTCCTCCACGTGGGCTAAAGACCCCACTACCGGCCAATGGACGCAGACCCAATCGTTCAACCCGCAGCAGCAGGACGTGTTCAATCAGCAATGGGGGAACCAGGGCACACTGGCCGGTAAGACTGCTGGGATGATGGGCGGGCTGGACACAAGCCAGATTGATCTCGGCCAGGCTCCGGGGATGCCCGAGGTCGCCGGTGACTTCGACATGGGCAATGCCCCTGGCATGCCTGGACAGACTATCACCCCTGGCGGAATCAGCACCCCTGAGGTTGGCGGCTATAACCAGCAAGCCATCGACACTATGCGGGCGCTCCAGGCCCCTGGTCTCCAACGGCAGCGGGCAGCGAAGGAAGCCCAACTGGCGGCTATGGGGCTCGGCACCGGCTCGGGCCAGGCGTGGAACGCGGAGCAGCAGAACCTTGGCGAGACGGCTAACAACGCAGACCTCCAGGCTATCCTGGCCGGTATCAATCAGGGCAACATCGAGTTCGGCCAGGGGATGGACCGTAGCCAGTTCGACCTGGGCCAAGCGGGCCAGGCGTTCAATCAGGGCATGGGGCTCCGCCAGCAGGGCATGAGCGAGGAACAAGCCCGTATAGCCCAGGAGAATGCTCAGTTCGGCCAAGGGTCCAATGTGCACCAGCAAGGCGTGGAGGACATCCTCAACCAGCGGGCCGGGAACCTCCAGCAGCTTCAGGGGATGTTCGGGCTTGGCCAGAATCCGCAGCTTCAGTTCGGTAACGTCGGCAACGTCGGGACCTACAACCCTGGCGACCTGATGGGCGCTACGCAGCAGCAATACCAGGCCAACCTGGACAAGACAAACGCCAAGAACGCGGACAAGTCTAATAATATGAGCGCGCTTGGCTCGGTGGCGAGTATCGGCGCAACGATCTTCTAAGGAGTTCACATGCCAAACTATCAAGCAACTCGGTCGATGGATCCTGAACAAGACGAGATTGAGCGCCAGCTACGCTACGCCAGCAAGCTGCGTGAGGGTTCCGGCAATCGGGGTGGAGCGGGCTACCAGGGCCAGGGACGGGTGTTCATCGTCGGGAATCAGCTTGGCGACATCGCTAGCAAGGTTGCCGCCCCGTTCCTTGAAAGCAAGGCTCAGGAGAAGATGCTCGCTCTTGACAAGCAGCGTCAGGGTCAGTTCCAAGATTGGATGGGCAAGGTTCCCTCGGCATCCACTACGGTGGAGATGGAAGGCCCGACACCCGATGGTGGGGTACTTCCGCCCGTCCAGACGCCCAAGCCGCCTCGCCAACAGGCTGAGGAAATGCAGCGGTGGGCTATGGAGGGTGGAAACATTCGTCATCCTCTGGCCCAAGCGATGGGGCAGTACGGGCTGAAGTCCGCTGCTGAGGCTCCGCTACGCCAAGCTGAGGCGGAGGAGAAGGCAGCTGTGCTGAAGGAAGCAATGGCCCAGCGGGCGGCACAGCAGCTTGAGCGCGACCGCGAGTTCAAGATGAGCGCTGAAACTCAGGAGGAACTGCGTCGGTCTCAGATTGAGGCCAACCGTGCCGCTGCCCAGGGGCGTCTCACTCTTGCTACAGAGAAGGCCGCTGCCAAAGGGGCTACGGCTACCGCTCAGCAAGCAAAGGAGAAGGCTAAGGCAGATATGTTCAAAGAGGCTGAGACCAACCTTAGCATTATCCTTGGAGAGGACAGCCCCCTCAAGAAGGCTACCAGCTCTGGACTTGGAACGTTGGTGGATCAAGCAGCGGGGTTCTTCGGTCATGGTACGGAAGGGGCACAGAATGCCGCGAGTCTCGCACCTCTGGTCAACCCCATCCTGATGCAGATTCCCCGATTCGAGGGGCCGCAGTCCAACGCAGACACCCAGGTGTATAAGGAAGCTGCGGGCCGGTTGGCTGACAGTACCCTTCCCAGGAACGTGCGGATGCAGGCTGCCCAAACGATCCAGGAAATGATGAATCGTCGCAAGGGCCAGTTTGAGGTGCCCGGTGGCGATAGTGGGGGCGGTAATACTGGCGGGGGCGGAGAGACACGAACCTACAAGGGCGTGACGTACGTCAAAAAGCCCGGCACTACCGGAGAAGACAGAGCTGACTGGGTGGCCCAGTAATGGCTGAGAAGGCACCCTGGCTGACGGATAGCACCCTCATTACCCCGCAAATCCTCGATGCCGTAAGGCACGTGGAGAGCAGGGGGAATGTCAATGCGGTATCTCCGGTAGGTGCTCGCGGGCCGTATCAGTTCATGCCCGGTACGGCGAAGCAGTATGGGCTGGCTAATCCCCATGACGAGCCCTCTGCCCGCAAGGCAGCTGCCCGCTACCTTACTGACCTCGCTAACACGTTTGGAGGCGACGTGGATAAGGCGTTGCTTGCCTACAATTGGGGTCCAGGCAATGTGCAAAAGGGTGGGAAGATGCCCCTCGAAGCGCAACAATATGTAAGGAAGGTTCGCATGGCTGAGCAAGGTGGCGGGCGTTCCCCGCGAAAAGTGAATGACGGCGACGAGGCCCCGCCCTGGAAGACCGACAGCACCGAGGAGGAGGCCCCGTGGAAGACAGACAGTACCGCCAAGAAGTCCGCCCTCCCGAAAGCCACCAAGCCTAAGATTGATGACGACATCCTGATGCAAGGGCTTAAGGGTGCGAAGCACTCTTGGGACAAGGCAGCAGCCGCCCTTCAAAGCGCTGCTGGCTCTATCGGACTCCCCACCGGGGAAAGCCTAGAGCCCATGGTCGCTGCGGGCAAGAAGTACGTTGAAGACACCGGCCCAGCCTCCTCCATCGGGGAGTTTGCCGGCGACGTTGCTATTGGAGCGGCTCCAGGCGCACGTGCGGGTAGTTTGGTCTCCGGGGGCGTTAGGATGCTTCCCCAGGCTCTGACGAAGACGAAGGCAGTACTCAACGCCGTCCTTCCCGGAGCGGCAGCGGGAGCAGCGGGTTCGGCCGTAGTTGGCGATGACCCGCTAGTAGGGGCAGGCGGAGGGGCTGTAGCAGGCCCTCTGATGAAAGGTGCAGGGGCGCTGGGCTCTAAGGTGCTAGATGTCGCCAATGAAATGACGGGCGGGGTTCCGAATCGTATCGCCAAGCATATGGCCACGACCTTCGGGGACCGTAAGCAACAAGTCATCGACGCTCTACGAAACCTACGGGGAGACGTACCGGGCGAATCGCTTACGGCGGGGAGGGCCGCTGACGTGAGTACCCCTGAGCTTAAAGTTTTCGAGGAGCGAGCCAGGAAGGGCATTCATGGTCGCAAGTTCTTGGGGCGCGACGAAGCTAACCAAGCGGCCCAGGCTAAGGTGCTTGATAACATCGCTGACCCAGGCCGGCAGTTCTACAACATCGCGGATCAGACGCTGGAGCCCTCGATGCATCAAGCGGCGCGGTCTCAAGTTGTGGACCCCCTACTGGCCCGGTCGCGTAACCAGCGGGTAGGGATGCCTCCCGAGGTTGAGGCGCTCATGAACGCCCCTCGCACTCAGCGATTGCTGAATGTAAATCAAGGTGCGAATGAAACGGCTAGATTGAATACTGCAGCTGCCCCACCCGCTCCAGGTGCCCAAAATCCTTTGGTTCCAGATGAGGGTTTGTTCATGCCGCAGCAGCCTACCCGCTCCATTGACGAGTTGTGGACGGTTCGGCGTGACATCGATGACCAGTTGAAGCAGTTGGCGGGAAGTCCTCATCCCGATGCGGCGCTACGCGCCAAGGAGTTGATGCGCGAGCGTGGGAGGATCACCGACGCCATGAAGCAGTCGGGGGACTTCAGTCTGGCCAACACGATGTTCAAGAATATGTCGGCCCCTCAGAACCAGGCAGATGTTGCCTCTGTTCTTCGCCGATCACTCGACGCGGCCAGCCCCGGCACTCGGGCTAGCCAATTCGAGAAGGCCATGGAGGATGCCCCCCGCACGATCAAGCGGGCGGACCTGTCCCCTCGATTTGAGAACATAGGGGACGTAATGACCCCGGATCAGATGCGCCAAGTGGGCGGAGTAGGTAGCGCACTACGCAGAGAAGCAGACTACGCGAAGCTTTCCACTGCGCCCGGAATGGTCCCCGAGAATATCAGCCCACTTGAGACCTTGGAGCGAAAGGTTCCAGGACTGATTAGCCCCGCCGTTACGGCTATTCGCACGGCACTAAGGGTGGCCGGGCGCAAGAGCGACGAGCAAGTTCAAGCGATGATCGATGAGGCCATGCTTGATCCTCGTAGGATGGCGGACTTGATTGAAACCATCCCTGTAGGTATGAGAAACAGTGCGATCAATAAGCTCCGGGGGGTTCTCACTAACCAGACCCTCCAGAACAGCTTGATCGGCGCAGCCGCTGCCCAATAAAGGAACCAATATGTCTCGTGATAGTCAAGGATTATACACTCTACCTCCAGGGAATCCGGTAGTCAGCGGCACCCTGATTGAGTCCACGTGGGCTAACTCCACGATGGACGATATTGCTCAGGCCCTGACGGGTAGCCTTCCCAGGGACGGCTCCGCCCCTATGACCGGCCCTCTCACGCTGGCCAACGGGATGCCTACGGAATCCCGGCACGCTACGTCCAAAGCTTATGTGGACAGCTTCCTGGCCTATGCTACGGGGATGCCTATCGGTGCCATAGCTGCCTACGGCGGAGCAGTCGCTCCTCCCGGCTGGCTGAAGTGCGACGGGGCAGCGGTAAGCCGCACGACCTATGCCGCTCTGTTCGCCGCCATCGGGACCATCTACGGCGCAGGGGACAACTCCACTACGTTCAACCTCCCAGACCTGCGGGACCAGTTCGTACGGGGCAAGTCCGACGCCCGTGCGATAGGCAGTAAGCAGGCGGCAAGTCTGGCATCCCATACGCACACTGCCCAAGACCCCGGCCACAACCATACCCAGCAGGCTCATAGCCACACGGCGACGACGATCTCTCACAGCCATGGGATGAATGATCCAGGCCACGTCCATGGTCAGGCTGCCCACACCCACGCGTTGAATGCCCATACCCATGGGGTTAGTGATCCTGGCCACGCTCATACCTTTACGGCGGGGTTCCAAGATATCTCGGCTAACAGCGGTAGCGGCCCCTGGTCCGTCATAAACCAAGCCGCTAGTACTGCGGCTAACGTAACGGGCATCAGCATCGTGGCTACCGGAGACTTCGGTATGGGCTCTGCCCAACCGGCAGTCCAAGGCGCCTACACCGGAACCTCCATACAGGCGGTGGGGAACCTCGGTGGGGCCACTACCTCTACCACGGCGATCAATTACGCGGCGGCTACCGGGCTGGCTATCGGCGCTACCGGAGGAACTGAGACAGTCCCCGCCAACACGGCTCTTGACTACTACATCAAGGCGGTGAATGATGGTACGTCATCTAATGGCACCCTTACTGGCATCGGCACCTCTGACGCGAACATGATCAATATCGATGAGACTGATCCAGTCCTGCCGGTGTTGGACATCCAGTCCGATGTAGCTTACGGGATTCCGAAGCTGGACGCTGCGGGTAAGATTAAAATAGGCCAGCTACCGGCTAGTCAGACATCCTTTATGGGATTCTTTGACGCTTCTCCGGGGGTCTTGCCTTCCGGTACGTACAACAGCGGGGCCTATTATACCATCAGCATCGGCGGCACCCTGGAGCTGATCGATCCCATCACCTTTGTAAGTGGGCCGATAGGCGTTGTAGCTGGAGAATATATTCAGTACGTATCTGGTAGCGTAACCAACCCAGACGGTTGGTACTACACCTTGGCTGACTCCTCTTCTGTCGTTACCAAAACCTCTAATGTAGGCTCTGCTATCATCCCTGCCGGTAGTACGGGCGAGCGGGATGTTACCCCCTCTAATGGGTTCTTCCGCTACAACACTACCGAAGCGCAGTTCGAGGGCTACACGCCTGGCGGGTGGGGTCAGGTGGGCGGACTCAAGGGGCCGTTGTTTAGCGCCAGCACTGCATCTCAAGGAACTGTCAACGGCGCTTTGCTTCTTCAGCTAAATGAAACCATTGATATAGAAAACTGCTACTCGGCAGGACGCTTCACCCCGAATGTCGCCGGTTATTACTGGTTAAGCGGTTCGCTGTCTATCAATGTTACCACTTCCATTTTGTATATATCCATGCAGATAAGGAAGAATGGATCAATCGTGATTATGAACACGAACGGGCCGTATGCAAACCTCTATAGTTCAGTGCAAGCCGATGCCTTGATATATATGAACGGAACCACCGACTACGTGGAGTTCTGGCAGGATATTTCCGCAACCGGAACGGCACAGATCACGACCGCACTTTCTTCGGGCGTACTTTTGAGACTAGCATAGACCCATGAGATGGCTACTGCTCCTCGGCTTCCTCGCCGGCTGCACTTCGGCGGCGAAGCACGAGACACTTAGTCTTCAGTGCTTAGGCTTTTGTAACCTTACCAATGTTAATCACGACTCATCAAAGAAAGAGGAAAAAGAATGAAAGGCTTTACTAGGAACACCCAAGAGGGGCTAGAGGAAATGCGGAAATACGAAGGGGAGGACAAACCATCGTCCCCCCCTGGTCAACCCGCGAAGGGTCAGGTCAATCTCAATCCTCGGGCCACGGTTCCCCATCCTTTGCAGGACGGGAAGAAATTGACCCCTGAGGAGGCGGCGGCCTTGGCGAAAGCTCTGCGTAACCGCCGATGATCGGATTGCCGCGCAGGTTCTTGTCTCCTACTGTCCCCTCCCGCTGTTCGAGCATTATACCCTCGTGGGTAAAGGTCAGTACCGCTACTTTTGTAGTCCCTGCGCAGTACTTCCGCAGTGCCTTATCAAGGTGCTGGATTAGCTTATCGACTTTCATTTGTATGGTCCTCGTTTAGTTTCAATGATCGGCGCGGGCTTGCCGGTATAGACCCACACCTTCTGCTGCTTCGGGGCACGCTTCGCGTCCGGTACGATGTTCCTGACGTATCCCTCCCTTGTCATCTTCATCAGCATCGTTCTGGCGTTCTTCAGCCTCAGCTTAGCCGCCAACTCCTGGGCGGTAAGCGGCTTCTCCTTCAGCGCTTCGATGTAGCGGGTAAAGGCGTGAACCCTCGACGCGTTGTTATGAGGAACCATTGCTACTGGGCCGGGCTTCTTGGGGCCAGTGCCGGCTACCCCCGTCCCCTTGCCGCCCTCCTTCAGTTCGATGACCGGGTGCTCGACCAAGTTGCCGATGAGCGTAGATAGTATGCTCATAGGAAGAACCACGCGCAGAGGGAAATCACCAGCATCAAAATGCTAACGAAGACAATTCGCCCCTCTTCAGGGACGGGCTCCCACTCGTCCTTCTGGTCCAGGTCGATAAGAGGGGAGGTGGCATCACCCTTACGTCGGGATGGTCTGTTCATTGTTATGCTCCTAGTATGTGGTCCAATACTTGCAACCGCCGCGATTGGCCCCACTTGTTTAGTGGGAACCACGAATAGACTATGAGCCTGTGTCGGAGCCCATAATCCATAAACCCCCCATCCACGTCCCAGTACACGCCGTCACTAATCCCCCCCACCTCCGGTAGCAACTCCATAACATCTGCTGTGGTGTAGGAAAATTTAAGCTCTGTACATGCTATTTCGTTCAGTGCCTCAAATAGCGTAGTACAAATGTGGCGGGAGAAGTCCTCGGCTATCAGCTCCCTTACCCGCATGTAAATCTGTCGTTTGAAGTCATCCATTTCATTCTCCTTGTAGGTCTGGGGCGCTTGCATTTCCCACTACAGATGTCCGTCCTTTCTTCAAAAGACTATGGGCGCCCCAGGGTTGAGGAAGACTTACGATTCTCGGTAGTGCGGTACTGCCAGCACCATACCATAATGTTGACGTTCTTTTTGCACGTCGGGTTGGACCAAGCGTTGATAGGTTCAGTCCGATGAACGCACCCCTTACAGGTGTCACTCGGCTTTGGATCATCACTATGATACGGCACGGCGCTAGCCTTTCCTTTTTAGGTCCGCATTTACTGCTGCAATGGTTTTAGCTAGTTGCTTAACAGACCACAATTGAAACAGTTTGAATCTGTAGTTGGTCATTCCTGGAGTTTGTATAACTCCCGTGTCTGAAATAACGGTATCCTTGTAGTCCTTTATAACAGTGCGATACGCTACATTCCACCTTCCTTCCCCAGAAAACTCCGGCATGCGTCGAAGCTTTATTACAGCTTCTCCACAACTTCCGCGAAAGAAGTCAGTTACCCCCTCTCTAGCATCATACAATTCGAGCTGGAATCTGGAAACTACTTTGTCATTACGGCTAGAAACAGTAGTAACTACGATGTTATTTGACATGTTGATATTCCTGTAGTAAGCAATTCTCAACGCTAGTTAGATAGTGCCCGTCTTTCCGGGCTGTCTTGTTTCCTACTTACAGACGGGCTTACCCATACGGCCGGCAACGATTGGATCGGTGTAACAGCCGTGATTGGTAGTAATCGCCGCCGCCTCGGGCTTGTTCGTGGCCGGGGGGACCAGCGGATTCACCTTGGCGCAGGACGGCGCGTTGCCAGCGTACTGGCTAGAGCAGAGGATAGCCAGAGCGTCGCTGCCCAGACCCATCTGCTGGAACGAACGGGCGGTTTCACGTACGCCGCACTCGTCGTCCTTCCAGGTCGTGCCGACACTGAACCCAAAGCCGACGCCAGCCCCGCCCACTTGCGAGGACCCCATACACGGAGCAGTAGGGTAGATGGTGCCGCCGACGATGCTCGGTACGTTGCGAACGTCGTAGCTGCCGGAGTAGCGAACTTGGCCGGAGTCAGTAACGATGGTCTGCTGGACGTTGCCGCCGCTGTTGGACTTTGCGCTAGCGTCGGATGCCGCCCCGGACTTCGAGTTGGAGTCCGAGAATGCGTCGGCGTTGCTGCGGCTGTTGCTCTTGACGTCAAAGTTTTGGGTATTGATCAGGCCCTGGGCTTGACCCTGCCCTTGTCCCTGGCCCTGACCTTGAAGCTGCGCTTGGCCCTGCAGCTGACCTTGAGCCTGGCCCTGGTTCTGGTTCTGCCCCTGGTTCGCCGACGCCACCGGAGTATTGGTGTTCGTATTTACGTTCTCAGGAACAAGCGACAGAGCGAAGGCCGGGCCGGCGAGAAGGGCCGCGATAAGGGCGATAGAAAAGTGCTTCATTTGTGTTTCTCCTTGGAGTCGGCAGGATTGCCGCCACAGAGCCCGGTCGCCCAGGCCCTGGAACTGCTACCCTACTGCTTGGTCCCCGTCTGCATCATCGCGAACAACTTGCGCATGTTCTCGATATGCTTCACGATGGCTTCCGCCGCTTCCTTAGCGGTGCCGATAGGCATGTACTTATAGTCCAGGTCGCCGTCGCGCATCCGTAGCATATTGACCAGGAGGGTAGCGAACAGCTCCATGAAGACTTCCGGCTCTAAGGTCTTGCAAAACTCCACTAGGCCCTCCACGTCGTACTTGGTGGCGGAGTGAGCTGCTAATTCAAGAGTATTCATGCTTGTTCCTTCGGGGTATCAGGGGCGGCCGGGTCTTCGGTCATTTGCCAAATCGCCAGGGTTATATCAACATTGGCGTTAGCCTTTCCGCACTTGGGGCATGACTCCAGTTCAAAGTCGTACTCATGCTGGCAGCTCCAGCACATCGTGGTGAATATGTCCATTTCAATTCTCCTTATTTACAAACGGATACCCAGTAGCAATTTCTACCATGTTGATCGCATTGACAAACCATGCGGCATCCGAGTGGGGCGAAGGGCGGAAAGCCACAAGTCGTGGCAATCACAGGTGCTGCTAGGGCGGCCATCAGCACCGCTACGACTAGTTTCTTCACTTCATTCTCCTTATGTAGGTGGGGGACTACCAAGCGGCCCCCCATTCGCTGCTGCTTCCCTGCCGGAGACTTACCTATGGATTGCAGTGGCAGCTGGGCCCGTTACGCACGGTTTCCTGGCGGACGCCTCTAATTATCTTCAAATGGTCAATCGCCTGATCAAGCGTAAAGTTGTACGCCATATCAATCAGAATCGTGATAGGTTCGGGCAGTTCCCGGTATGACTCGTAGCGGCTACCGCTCGTTTGGGATACCCCGATACGCCCCCAGAATTCCGTCTGGCTCAGCCCAAGGCTGATTCTAA